GTGTTCCAGATGTCGGCGTATTCTCCGTACATCTCGACCATAGCCGCATTGAACCGCATCAGCCGTTCCGCACCGAATCCAAAGTCGCGGTTCAGAATCAGCGCGGCTTGATCCATGACGAGCTGGCGCGTGAAATGCTGGGTCGTGAAGAATGTCTCCTTGCGGATCTGCGCGATTCGGTCTACCAGACCGTTCTTCTTAGCCATGTGAATCACCTCCAAACAAACTGTCGTACCACCGCTTCATCTTCGCATCCATCGCAGACGGGTCAACCAGGCGTCCGTCCGGAACCAGACCGGAACCGAGAACATTCACAGCGTTGAACGTGTCGCCAATCTCCTCAACGACATCTTTCATAGCTTCTGGATAGTCCATCCGCGCCGGGTTGTCACCACGCAGAATCCGAGCCGCTTTCAGTGCCGCCGCGCTCAGTTCGGCAGCTTCTTCCGCGACCATTTCAAGCGCGGACGCTTCGCCGATGGTTCGGAAGATGCGCTCCCAAGGGTTCATCATTCAATCGGCTCCTTCCATCTGCACCCGTCACAGGCTCCTAAATGGCGCTGTTTGTATTCGCCGCATTTAAGGCATAGTTCGTTCCGGCAGTCCTTCAGATCGCGCACAAGGCGTTTAATGCGGCTCTCAGCGTCAAGGGTCGGGTCGGAGCCGTCAAAGTTGGTGTGGGCAATGATCATTTGTTCTCCTTTCATAGTTCAAGTTCTAATTGGATTTCACAGTTGTCGAGGTCGCCCCATTGGTCAGCCATAGCGGACGCAATGCCGGAAAATGTCTTGGCTCTGTTTATGGCATCTTCTCCGCGCTTTGCCCGTCCGTAAGATGCACGAATCTTTCGCCCCGTTCCGGATGGACAATACGGCGCTTCTGGTTTGACCGTGTTGGTCGGCTTCAGCTTTGGCAAACCAAACAGCCACAGGCGCGTCTTCTTGGTTACTTGATGACCAAACATCCATGGTTGAATCTCTTGCGTGCATTCCGGCATTTCAAATATGGTGCTTGATACGGGGTTTTCAATTGCAATTCTGCCGCACCCAAAAAAGCCGTACCACCAAAAGACCATGAAGAACGCTTTGCCTTTGAGTCCTTTTACGTATCGTTCCATGTCAAGCTGTCCTTTGTGCGGATAGAGCCGGCACGCTCCGGCGTTGCTGATGTAGGTACAAGGTGGGAACGCAATAATCAGATCCCATTGCCCCCCTGTTCATGGCTCTTGCCGTCCATCGTCTGAAACGAACAATTGCCGTTTAACAGCGGCAGGACATCACCTTGAACGTGCCATTCTGGATGACCGCCAGAGCATTCGAGGATGTCACACGAAAACGCCCTGTGACCGCGCTCACGGAATGCAATGCAGACGCGCTGGCTTTCTTCGCAAGCAACCAGTACATTCATCACGCCCCCACCGCTTGCATCAGCGCCGCAAACCCATACAGCACCCCAAACAGAGCCGCACAGCCGACCAGACGCATCTTCCATCCGTCGAGCCAGTAAGCAACCCAATCGGGGTAGAAGTCCTCCATGACGCGCCGCATGAATCTGCGTCCGCTCCGGTACTTGTCCGGGTTCTCATGAATCCAATGTGCCAAGCCGTCACCGAGCATGGCGAGGAGTTCATAATCATCGTCCGAGTCCAGACTGCACATGACGGTTTCGCCATCGATGCGCTCGATGCGGATCAGTGAGCGTTTTGCTTTTTCCATGTTCACGCCCTCCTCAAACGTCTTCCGCAGGATCACGGTCGTCCTCTTCCTCTTCCTGCTCGCACTTTGAGCTGTCCGGCGTACCGGAAAGGGCAAAGTGCGATTTATAGCGCGCTTCATCAGTAGTCCAATACTTGCCGCCTTCACATCCGCTGATCATAATCACAGTCACCGAAGAAGGCTCTGCAATTGAGGACGCATAAAACTGTTCCACAACAGTCCTTTCGTTGAGCGGAACATATTCGTCTAACAGCTTTTGTGCTCTCTTCGCCTTGGCGTTCACGCGCGCAGCCTTTGCTGTGTATTTAGAGCATTCATCGAAATACTTCATGATCCGCTTGTCTGCGCCTGTAGAATCGCCGCTTCTCGCTCGCTCGATAATGCCATCAACCACTTCCACAGCCTTTCGGTTTGCTACCGCAAGCCAATCTCTTGGAGGCTCCGGAGTGCGGCGCTGGATATCATCAAGCTCTTTCTTTGCGGATTCTGCGTACTCGGCAAAGAAGGCTTTGGTTTTCTCGTTGTACTCGTCTAAGTGCTGAAGCAGGTGGGCAGCCGTGCCACAGTAGAAATATCCGCTTCCGTTTTGTGCACCGATTTTGATGCTCGTAGTCGGAAGGAGATACTGAATCGTGCTTTTAAGGTCAAACATCAAATTAGCCTCCTCAGTGATTCATGATGTAGCCGACCAGATAGCTGACGGCAAACAGACCGATGCAGGCGAAAGCGTAGACGACGCTCTGCCATGCGATTCTGGCGGTGCGGCGGATCTTCTCACGGACGGCGGGGTCGCCGATTAAATACCAAGTTCTTTTCATGTTGTCTCCTTTCATTTCTGGCTCTGATCACCACGGGGTCACTTTGAAATCTTTCACTTCCGGGTTGGTGCAGAGCTGCTTCACGGCTTGAACCAGCGCATTCGGGTCGGTGAAGCTGTCGTGGATGTACCATTTGTTGTCGAAGTAGACCCAAAGGGTTACGCGGTTCATTTTTGTTCTCCTTCCGCTTAACCGCATTCCGCGCCGATGATTTCGAGCCGCTCCATGCAGAACACAACCATTTGGTGCATGAGCTGCACTTTCGGGACTCCGGTCTCTTCCGCCATCTGGTCGATTAGCTTCTTTGTCTTTCCGTAGACGCGCTGCATCTGAAATTCCGTGTCCGTTTTCGGCTGCTGAATAATGGTGAATTTGTCCATGTCTTTTACTCCTCCTTCATGAGTTCGTCGATGGTCACGCCGAGGAAGTCGGCGACACGCTTTGCACCATCAACGCGCGGACTAGAATCTTTCCACTTGCCAATCGTACCGTTGCCGAGTCCGACCGCCTTTTCCAACTGCGAGAAGTTGAGTCCCCTCGCGTCACACAGTTCTTTGATTTTCTGAACGTTCAATTTTGCACCTCCTATCTGATTCCTCTTGACGATTATTAGAATATTTGCTATGCTTTGGTTGGGTACAAAAGCAATATGTTGAGGCTCGCCAAGAGGGGAGTCGGGATTCGCTTTGCCTCTAACGTTGCCCATTATATTAGCTTTTAATCTATTCGTCAATAGGATTTTCTCTAATTCTGCGAAGGGAGGCATTTTTTGTGCTTATTGAACGAATACGGGAGTTGTGTTTTGGGCAATCTATCACACTAGCTGAGTTGGAACGCCGGACAGAGATCTCAAACGGAACGATTGCCAAGTGGGAAAAATCTGAACCAAGATTAGGCTCCGTCCTAAAGGTTGCAGATTATTTTGGCGTGTCTCTGGACTGGTTGACAGGCAGAGAAACAAAAAAACCCACCTCCGAAATAGGAAGTGGGCAAACCGATAAAGAACAATTGCTATTGTCGCTATTCAGTTTGATACCGGAAGATCGTCAATGGGCATTGGTTCGTCAAGCACAAGCCGAAGCACAAAATCAACCAAATCCGGTCGGCCATCCAAAAGCCGAGTAAGTTCTTCTAATGCTGACATGGTTCTTCCTCCTTTTCGCTGACGATTGTCAATCTTAGAGTAAATCAAACCATGTCCAATAATTTTCCCAAGGTGATACCATGAAACAACCGAGCCGAATCACATTAGCCGATTGCATCGACCAATACATCGCCGATCACCCCGATCTCAGCCCATCAACCATTCGCGGCTACAAATCCATCAAGGCGAATCGCTTTCAATCCGTCATGCACAAACCAATCAAAGCCGTAAAAGACTGGCAGAGCGCGTATAATGCCGATTCTCTGCGTTTTTCGCCTAAGACCATGAAGAATACTTGGTCGCTCCTAAACACCGTTACAGAGCATTGTGGCGCGAAATTACCTAAAATAATTGAAGTAAAACAGAAACGGCACGAAAAAGACTTTCTGAGCCATGACGAGATATTGCGGTTCGTTGAGGAATCAAAAGGACACAAATACCGCATTCCCATGTTGCTGGGTCTGCACAGTCTGCGTCAATCCGAGATACTCGCGCTCACATTCGGCGACATCGATCTCGAAGCCGACACCATCCGCATCCACCGCGCAGCCGTCCCGGACGAAACGCACCGCCTGGTATTCAAGGAAACGACCAAAACCGACCTGTCAACCAGAACCGTCCCGATATTTATCCCGGCCCTTCACGACGAGTTGAAGCGCATCAAGCCGTATCGTGACGCATCGGATCGCGTCGCGCCGTATTGGGGAAGTACGCTGTACAAACAGACATCCAAGTTCCTAACCGAACACGGATTCCCATGCGGCGGTCTGCATCTGCTCCGGCACAGCTTCGCGTCGCTCTGCTTCTATCTGGATGTTCCGATTCTGGTAACGTGTCGGCTCGGTGGATGGTCTGATTATCGCACGGTCATGAACATATACACGCACTTGGAAAAAGCCAAACTGTCAGCCGAGAACGACAAGTTGACCGCATTTTTCACCCCAAATTCGGCAAAAAACGAGTCGAAAAAACCATTGAAAAACCAAGAAAAAAGTGATAAGCGGCGCGAGGGTTCAAATCCCTCCTTCTCCGCCAGCAAAGCATTGGAAATGCTAGATTTTTTGAAGGATTACATTGAAAATTCATAAAATCGACACAATTTCCGAGCAACAAAAAGCACCCCAGAGTCAATTAAGGCTCTGGGGCGTTTCGTTTGTTGGCTTAATTAAACTAACTGATTTTGAAAATATTTTGCCCATTTTTGCATAATTTACGCAAATTTAGACTTTATATTTTCAGAAACACAAGTTATGTTCTTGCGTTTTGTCTTGAGTTGTTGCAAAAAACGCAACAGTTCAAGTGTGCGCTTTCTTATTCAGATATTCTTCAAAATCAGCAATCGCGGCGGTCACAGATCCGTTGCAACCCTGCTCCTGTAACCCTTTAAGGCAAGCCAGAACGCCGCTAAAGATTAAGGCTTGTTCTTCCTTGATTGCCTTGATTTCTTTGTCCTGTTCCTCTTGCTTCTTGATGAAATCATATCCCTTGTTGTATTTGCCGATGAGCAGGGAAATGGCGGTGACCACGGCAGCTGCGGTAACGAGCGTTTGCCATGTGATTTCCAAGTCATTCGCCCCCTGCCGATTTCAAGTCATCTTCCACATCTCGCGCAAGCTGTTTATAAATCTGGTGCGCTCCCGTCGCCGCAAGACCGCTGACAACGCCGATTGCCGCCGCCGTGATAGGGTCGGTAGCAGGGAATCCGTCAATCACGGTTCTACCTACAACGCCGAGGATCAGACCGACGAAACCACAGACGATGGGAATCCATTTGTCGTTCAGACGGTCAGCTTTCTTCCAAGTCAGACCGACGAGGAACGCGAGAACCACAATCGCCGCCACAGGCACAAAGCCGAGTTCAGAGATGTCCATTATTCTGCACCGCCTTTCAGCTTGTTATAGAGCCGCACCGCAACCGCCGCTGCTTCTGCTCTGGTGATGTTCGCATCCGGGCGTGTGCCGTCCATCAAACCGAGTTCTTTTGCTTTTGCCCACGTTCCGTCCTTGATGTACCACGGCTCTTTGACCGTATCGGATTTGTTCAATTCTGCCGTCACCCTTTCTGCAAGTTCGGGGAATTTGCCGCCGAGGTATTCGCCGGGGCAGTTCGTGTTTGCAAACCAACGATGCTGTGTCAAAAGCATCTCGTCTGCTTTCGGCTCATACGCAAGAGCCTTGTCCTTGTCGGCAATCCAGAGAAGTTTCTTCTTCCCGTACCGCTTGCAGATGTCCACGCAGAGATTGACGAGCGCATCAAACGCCTTGTACGAAACAGGCCATACGCCACCCGTAGCGGCATTGACCACCTCAAACGTAATGGCACGGTTGTCGTTAGCGCGGCTTGAGGAAGTCCATGCACGGTCGGATTCGTTCACGCACAAGCCGATTCTGCCGTCATTGCCGATGACATAGTTGCAGGATGCTTGCGTGGACGGTTTTGCAAACCAATCAAGCGCAGATTCGACAGACAGCACTCCTGCCGTGTGGTGCGGAGTCAAACGGTCAATTGCATGGTTGCGCGGTTTGGTGCAGTTCGGTGACAGCTTGCGAACGCTAACAAGCGGAGAATTAGCCATCGTTCTCTCCCTCCTCTCTCCCGTGGGTCATCTCTGCCGCCATTTCGGGAGTCATTTCAAGTTCAAGTTCGTCCATCATTCGCCCTCCGGCTCAACGTAGGACGTGACAATGCGCTCGTTCTTGTAGATGCCGCCCTCGCTGTCGATGAGCATGACGGTAGCGGTCGGGTACTGCTGTGTCTGCGTGTTCGCCGCGCACCGCTCATAGAACAGTTGCAAGCCCGTGGACAGCTTCTGCCGCATGGTGGTGGACTGGTTGTTGTTGCCGTCTGCGCGGTTCTGGATTTCGATAACGTAGTACTGCATGGTTAATCCTCCATTCTCTGCTGGATCAAAGTTTCGGTTGCGCTGATAAGGTCTGCATCCTCCGCGCCCGTCAGCTCGTTGGCGTAGCGCGTGAGGGCTTCTTCATCGGTGATGGGAATTTCCTTGACTTCCCAGCTCTGCACAATCTTCCCGTTTTCCTCCGCCCAATGTGGCTCGGCATAATGCCGTTCGTCCGTTTCCGGAGGATCTAATGCGATCACAGGGAGATATCCTTCCGCGAGAAGGTGTTCGTCTGTTGGGTTGTATACCCACGCAGAGCCGATACGGAGACGGCGCGGAGCATAGGACGGATAGTCGTTAATCAGTTTGGCATAGCGCATTTTATCCCTCCTTTTTTGACACGGCAAAGTACTCGTCAATGATTGCCTTTGTCATCGTTTTACTAAGAGCAGCTGGATAAGCACTCGCAAAACGGACATAGGTGCAGTTTTCACCGATGGTATATTCTTCACCTTTCAGCAAAAATGTGCGCTTGATCCACTGACTAGAGCTAGTGCTTCGCGTTTTCAATTCGTGAACCCAGATGTAGACCTGATCGCCGCTTGCGTCTGTATTCTCAGAAGTTCTGACGAATTGATCTCCAGCGCTGACCGGATAAAAGGTGGTAATCGCGCTGAATTTATAGCTATTCCCCGTCTGCACTTGCCCACTGCTGTTAATCTGCGTGTTGTATGTCCAATCCTCGTCTGGAATCGGAAATGGCACGAAAACACCGCTATCCGCATTCCTCAGCATCAGCCGTCTGCTCATGCGCTCACCGCCCATCCCTGCGCGGTCATGCAGTTTTCGAGGATAGACACCTCATACACATGATTTGCTTCTACAGTGAATCCGTCCGGCTGATTGATGGTCGCAGGAAGAGTCAAGGTCGTTGCCGTCGCGCCAGAAGCGAAAATAAAGTGATACTCGTTGACGATGGTGTTGTCCGTGGGCGTTGCAAGCGTCGGAGCAAGACTTGCCATCTCAGGAAAGACATACAGCTTGTTCGGCTCGAGCGTCGGCGCGGTGTCTTGTGCGGTCATTGCGACACGGGGAGCCGTGGGAGCATACTGTGCCGCCGCCCACGCGCCGTTTACCACGCGGAGGAATTTGCCGTTGTCGGCGGCGGTGACGGTGGGGAGGTCTTTCACATCGCGGCTTACATGGGAAACGGTAACGCTGCTATTCTGCACCAGAACAGCAAAAACCTCATCCGGCGCGGTTGGACTCTCAACGTCAATGTAGCCAAACACCAACAGTGCGGTTGTACCACTCACGCCAACGCAGTCGGGAGTAAGTCGAACCACGCCGCCAACCACCGCAACACAATTATCCGCATGGGCGAGAATGTCTGCCGCAGTTGCCGTGGTGCTGAAAGTGCCGCCGGATTCGGTGACAGGGATTTCAAAGGGAGCAGAGCCGCCCTCGTCAGTTTTCGCCGCCCATGCACCGTTGACAACTCCAAGAACCTTGCCATTATCGGATGCGCTCACACTCGGCAGTTCATCGGGGATTGCGGCAATCTGCTGTTGGACATAGCTTTCGGTTGCATATCCCGCAAGACTCTGATGCTGTTGCAGAGCCGTGTCAGCTTTGCCGAGACTCGTCTGCACATCGGACGCGAGATCGGTTTTCGGGATGCCGCCAGACGGTTTGGAATAAGTACCAGTGTTCTTCGTGAAGCCCCATCCGCTGACGGTCTGCTCTGTCACGGCAGGAGGAATTACCGTGTCAGCCGGAAGCGCACCCACATCATCAGCATCAAGCACGACAATTCCAGTTTTGCCGTTGACGGAATCAACCGCGCCGCCTCCAGTGGAAGTAAACTCAATCCACTGCTCCGTCACGGAATCCCACACATAAAGTTTGCCGTCCGCAACATACGGATAATGCCCCGTCAGCGTCTTGATTTCCTCGATGACCTCAACCGCCCACGGCGGCGTACCACCCGAAGCAGAGCCGAGCAAGCTGCCGTCAACCTCACAGGGAATTTTTTTGCTTGCCCCGATGGTCGTGCCGTCAACCTCAAAGAACGCTTGCATCGTGCCAACTCCGGCAACCAGTTCCGCGCTTTCGGGAGTCCAGACGATGTTGTTGCCGCTGCGCCCCGTCTTGAGCGGATAGGCAGGTTTGCTACACGCTGGCTTGTACATCAGAACGACAACGCCGTTGCTGTCGATGTTGAACCAGTATTCACAGTTGATGGTGATGGTTCGCCAATTGTTTTCCGCATCATAGCCAATCTCAAGCCAAGCCGGAGGAGATTCGATGCGGAAGGTTGTGGTTAATTCATTCATTTGTAAACCACCTCTTAGTCATAATAGCCTTCAATTTTGAAGACATACTGATAAGTGTCCGTGTTGCTCGTTGCTGCCGTACCATAAAGCGATGTAGCGCGAGTCACGGCAAATTTTGTCTTGTCTGCGCTTACAGCGCAAGTAAGCATTCCGAGTCGGTTTGCATCATTTGGATTTTGCACCACCGCAGAGCCGATGAACACGTTCTGACTGACCGTTTCTTTCGCCCTGTCATCAAGCGACATCTCAATGATAGCGGCAGGAACAATCGACGTATCTGCCGCGCCTATGCCTGTTTTTCGACCTGCTTTTGCATAGATTTTTATGCGCTTGTACGGCGTTAAATCAAGTCCGGTCAACTGCCATGCAAGGTTTGCGGTGATATTGGAGTTCAGCGCAATCAGACCCTGTGAGACATCTTGCACTTCCCAAACGGTGACAGGAGCAGAGGCGTAACCGCCAGAACCGCTGGAAGAATAACCGCCGCCCATTGCACCCGTGAGAGTCGCAGGGGAACGCCCTAAAACAATCTTGCTATTGTACGGTTGCAGAAGGTCGCGCTCTACGCTGTTTACCATGATGACTTGGTCAACGCCAAGGCCACGGTCAATCAAACGCGCCGTTGTGCCAAGGACAAAGCCGCTATACTGTTCACCGAGCCGCTCCAAATCCAGAGCGGTGATTTCGATGCTCTTGAGTGGCACACAGCGTTCCGCAAGGACGGCGTTTGCTTCAGCTGCAAGCGCGGTCTGGTTGTCCGCTTGGCTCTTGATGGCGTAATCGCGCCGCCCCCATGCCGCTTCTGCGTCATTGTTGACAACATATCCGTTTGGGATGGTCGCGCCGTTTCCGATAGCATAAACGCGGCTTGCGTAGTCGGAGAAGTCAAGTTGATTCGTCAACGACAATTCGTTCACGCCGAATTCGATGACCTTGCCGCCGTCCGCAATCGGGTTCAGCATCCAACCGACAGACGGACGAGCAGAACCGCCGCCGAAGTTCTCGACCATGTAACCGCCGTATTTCTCAACGCATTCCGCAAACAGGGAAAGCGTGTCAACGTATTCGTCTGAATGGTTGATGTCCACGTTGCCGGAGAAACCGACCACGCCGCCGAAGTCAACCTTGCGCTCCGGCGTTCCTGCGCTGTCCATCGCGGCGTTATACTGCGTAATGATTGCTTCGATGTATTCGGCGTGGGTTTTGTTGTTGACCGTAAACGGTGCTTTGACCACATCACTCAAGAACGAAAGCGCCCCATCACATTCCAGTGTGGTGTTGCCCCAAATGTCAACTTCAACCGACACAACCGCGCCATAGAAGACGCGGCTTGCATCGTCAATGATTTCGATGGCAGGGCGGTTCGTTCCGTTCACGCCATGCACCAGTTTATTCGAAGCAGGGAATTTCAGAGATGCGGAAGAGACTTCGTTCAGCGTCTGCTTCACAACCGCCGTGCTGACGGGCATCGTTTTATCTCCCTGCGCGGCAATTGCGGTCGTGCCGGATGCGGTAATTAGATTTACAATGACCATCAGAACACCTCAGATTCTGTATACCTCATGGAACAAGAGCCAGCGGCAGCATCCGAATTGTCCTTCGGAATCCAACAGAAGACGGAATCAACCTTTTCTTTGCTTCTATCCGCGCCGATGCCGTTCAACGTGATTTCAGGCGCTGGTTCGTACAAATCTGCCACGCTCACGTTGTTTGGGGATTCTGCCGCAACGCCGTCACAGATAATCAGCCCTTCAGCCGCTTCAAACAGTGGCCGCAAGACAACATTGCTCTGAATTTCCAGTGTTGCGTTTGCGGTTTCAGTATTGACGATTTTTCCGCTTGCATTAACTTGCACATAGTTAGACAGTACATATTCGCACCTAATTGTCGGTAAATAAGCGCGTGTTCCGTTCACGGTCACCCATTCGTAGTGGCTGCCGTCAACGGTAAACTGCATAACGATTTCGCCGTTTGAACCAGACGGAACAACACCAATCTCCGGTTCGATGACAGTTGCAACCGTTCGACTCTTGTTGCCCTCAGCATCGACGAACCAAACTTTGCCGCCGACAACAGAACGAACGCCGAAAAGCATCTTCTGATTCGGGTACGCCCCGACTCCCTTGACGCGCCGAAAGACTTTGCCCTGCGGTTCATTGAAGCTGTAAACAAACCGAAGCGGTGCGTCACTACTGTAAGAAGGGGAAACTGTGCCGCCGTAAACCCAACTGTCTGAATTGTTCTTCAGTTCATAGTTGGTGAGACACGCCACACTAATCGTTTTTGTTTCTCCAAATCGGTAAGGCTCGACCTCTTCAAACGAGAACGTGACGAAATGTTCTTTGTAGTCGCAGTTGAATGTCAGCCGCCCAACTTGGTAACTTGCCGTGTTTCCGCTTGCATCCACATCCGTAGAAAACGTGAATTCAACGCGCCGCCCGTTCAAAAACGAATAACCATTCTTGAAAAGGATGATCCAGTCCAAAGGCTTGACGACAACGCCTAGGATTCTTTTGTTCGCATTTGCAACGCCAACGACAACTTCCACGGGTTTGTTGTTGAAGAACACTCTTCCGTTATTCTCTGTCAAGTCGATGCTGCCGGATGCCCCTGCGATGTCTTGATATTCAAGCTTCGGTTCTGGCGTGGGGTTTTCAACGCTTGAAACATACGCCCCAGGCAGTGCGTCCGCAATCTTCGTCCAGTTTTCTTCCCCTTCTAGCCGAAAGGAAAAATGCTCATACATTACGCCAGCGCCCTCCTTTTCGTTGCGAGATATTCAGAGCCGAGGCCGCTGTTGACCGCGCCAACCAGAACGCCCGTGTCAAGGTACACACGCAGATTCGTCAAGTCACGGCGAATCGAGCGCAGTTCGTCCATGAGCGCAGGGTCTGGCGTGTTCTGCGTCTGCACAGCTGCATAGCCGCGCAGAGCCGCGCCGGATGTGGTGAAGTCAACGGGAACATCCACAGGCTGAATCATGCTCTGAAGGTCTGGCATGGAGTTCTGCATTGCCTGTTCCACATCGGTCATGCCATCCTCAAAGCCAACGCCAATGCCTTCGGCAAGATAGATGCCAACCTCGTCTCGCATCAGCTTGGACGGAGAGCCGATTTTGAAAAGGTTCTTGAGGAAGGAAACCACGTTGCCGACCCATCCCGTGATGCGGTCTTTAATCCAACCGAGACTTGAGGAAATACCCTGCCAGATGCCCTGCACGATGTTCTTGCCGATGCTGACAACGCTGGAGATAGCGCCGCGAACGCCGTTTACCACAGCAGACAGCAACTGGCGGCCAGCGGATTGCATTTGCGCGATCCCATTAATCAACGCCTTGAACAGAGAAATAATGATTTGCGGAATGTATCTAACCAGTTTTGGCAGTGCTTCAATTATGCCGTTCAAAACAGCAATCGTAAGCTGGATGCCAGCATCAATGATTAATGGCAAATTGTCCAGAATGGTTGTGCTGATTGCAAGCACCAAGTCCGGTAGATAACCAATCAATTGCGGCAACGCTTGCGCGAGTCCGGTAATGATTGTAGTAATCATTTGGATTGATGTTCCAATCAACATCGGAAGATTTTGCACGATTCCGTCAGCAAGCGCTAATACCAGCTTGAGCGCCGCATTATTCAGCGACGGAACGAGCGTATGTAGGAGATTCGGCAGTTCTGCCGCGATTAACGGTGCTATCTGACCAATCACATCCCCGATGCCGCCAAGTGCTTGCATAATCACGGGAACAAGATTTTCAAGGGCGTTGCTTGCGCTTGTTACTAGGTCGGACACAGCTTTACCGAGATTTGCGTCTGGATCTGCAAACGCTGTCAATAGATTCTGCCATGCCGCTTGCGTGGACGCGATACTGCCGGAAATGGTGTCCGCTCCTTCACTGGCTGCATACCCAGCAAGACCTTGCATTTCGATATAGTCAACAAGTGCGCTCTGGCAGTCTGCAAGGTTGTCAATGACATACTCAGTCGCGTTTCCGTTCGCGGCGTTCCACTCGTTGACCTTGTCAATGACTTCTTGAAAACCTTCCTTTGTCGGCGTGATGCCGAGCTGAAGGTTGTCGAGCATCGTGAAGTTGCTCTTCATAATGCCGTTAAAAGCGTTCTGAACAGCCTCTTGGGAATTACCAGTTGCCGCAACAACATCCGCTTCTGCCGTAACGATTCTGTCGGCAAGTTCCGCCGCCGCTTGAGCGTTTCCGCCGAGCGCCGTCTTCAAGCCTGTGGCGAATCCGTTCACTTGCTCAAGGTAATCGTTCTGGCTCATCTGCACGGTTTCCCATGCGTTCGCCGCCTTTTCAGCGATGAAGTCATAAGCGTCACCGTAGAGCAGTTTAGAACCACCAACAAGCTGTTCGTAGTCAGCGTAGGAAGAAACCGCGCCTTTTACTAAAGCCGAAATCCCAGCAGCTGCCGCGCCGAGCGCGGCAAGCCCTGCCTTCGCGACTCCTCCGAAAATCTTTGAAAACTTTCCGCCAGCCGCCTGCCCTGCGTTTCCGACCTCATCCCCAAGGATGTCCTCAAGCTGTCCTTTGATTCCTTCGGCGGATGGGATAATTTGGACATATGCTTTGGCGATATCCGATCCACTCGCCATTTATTCACCTTCTTTCGGTGAGTTAAAAAAGCGTTCCCGATAGCTTTCGAAGTCATCGGGATTCGCAAACCGCCCATTGTTTCCAACAGGCTCTTTGTGTCTAAGTTTGTCGGAAATTGTCTCCGGTCGATTTCGGTTCTTTTCGCCGTCTTTGCTGTTAAGCCAACAAAGCAAATTGAGAGAGTCAACCGCTTGCGCTATCAAGTAAGTATCAAGCGGAACATCCAACCCCATTTGCCTTGATTTGACACGGGAGTTCGGCGTTAAACCAAAATAGAGCGCCGCCACAGTTCGCAGCGGCAGCGCCCTATAATCAATGACCCCGTAGGTTTCCAACAAGTCGCAGATTAGCGCGTCCTCATCCGTTGCGACCACACCGGAGAGGACAGTTATTTTTTTAGGTCGGCATTCGAGAAAATGTCAAAGAATTCTTCTGCGACCTTCTCGGTGCTGACACGGCCATCCACGCGACAGTGTTCCTTGAACGCTTCACGCTGTTCTTCGCCAAGAACACGGTCGATTAGTGTGACCATGTGCAGGATTCCGCCGTCCTTCTGCTGAATCCGCGCTAGAGATTCAAGCACTTCGTAATCATCACCAACAGAGTCGGCAATTTCATACTCAAAGCCGGATTTGGTTACCCCTTTAATCATATCGTTCCCTTCCTTTTTCAGAAATTACGCACTAATGTATTCGTAGTGCGTATTGCCGGACGCATCCAGAGCCGCCGAGACAGTAACATCATAACCAACAGCTTCATCAGCTTTGTACACAATGTCACCTAGTTCGGACACCTTACCATTTGGGATGACGATGCGCTTCAGCTTGCCGCCCTTCTGAGCCATATCAATGACATAAACACCGGAAGGTGCTTCGGATGCGTTGACCGTGATGGTAATCGCGCCGGATGCTTCGGTCACGTTGTCATTGCCGTAGATGGCCTTCAGCGTGTCCACGTTCAGAGACTCGATGAGAGTAAACTGAAACGTGTCGTTCTGTGCAGTAAGAACGGTGTCAACAGTGTCACCGCCCCACTCCTTGATTTCGGTCGTTTCCTTAGAAAGCGAATTAGTCACGCCGTCTTCGGACACATAGCCGAGATTCTTAAACGCAGATGCGAGAGCGGTACTTGCATCGGTCGGAAGGGTCGTGCCAGCAGGAGCAAAATAAATGCCGCCGTCAACGCGCCGCTTGCCAGTGGTCACGTTTGCCGCATTGCTCATGTGTTATCACTCCGTTTCATAATGAGTTACATCGAACACGGCTTGATAGCGTTCGCGCTTTCTAGTCGTGTCCGTAAAGTTGTAGTCGGAATTCAATGTCACATCAGACACCGAACCAAGCGAAACGGCATCGAGCATTGTGTTGATTCCGACAAGGTTCATAGTAGCGGAACCGTATCTTGTTCCACCATAACTCTGCAAAGCAAAGGTGGCGTAAGCAATATGGTTCAGCCGATTGCCGCCCGTCTTTTCGAGAACATAGAAGCGCTCCGGCGTGTTCTCAATGGGGAATTCCATGAACACTGGATCATCCAAATTCTCGTTCAGATAGTCAAATATAGTTTTCTCAATCACTTAAACCACCTCCTAATGCAGAGCTTTCAAGAGGACATTGTTGTCCACATTTTCTTTGATGCCGTCCTTGTTGATCGCGCTCACGCGCACGACAGAACGAGAAGGCATCGTGAATGCTGTAACACCGAAGTTTGCTCCAGCTTTGGCTTGCACCTTGTTTCCGGCTTGCATAAGCGCGGATTCGATGCCACCGGAATGGAGCAACTCGCGGATGCCGTTGCTGTTAAGCACAATTTTGACTTTATCAGACAAGCCGCTCCACCTTGACCCTTCGATTCCACTTCAGTGGCACATTGGCATCAATCCACTTCTGATTCGCGCCGAATGTTCTGAACATCTGCCCACAGAATTCAACACGCACATCCGTCCAGTTGTGGTTGTCACCCTTCGGGATGTACAACTCATAAATGGATTTCTTGCCGTATAGCTGAAGGTCGGTGACAATTGCGTCATCGGTGGTCGGTGCAACCAGAACGCCGCTCACATCGACAGGCGTTTCCGTGTAGGTAGGAACGCCAAACGCATCTGCGCCCGTCTGTGTGCGCTCATAGAGCGTGACAGTGATTCCCTTAATCAAGGCAATTCACCGCCAGTTCTTGCGCAGGACTATATGAGCCGATCTGATTGCCGCCGCCGAGCAGTTGTTTGTCAGCTTTGCCAAGATAGAGTTCACCAGCGCCGCCGCCGACTCCGACCGTCCACGATTGCGTGTATGGCCCTGCGGTCATCGAGCCTTGCGTCGCGCCGAGAGGATAAGCAACATCCTCGTCAGTGGCAAAGGCGCGAATAACCATTCGACAACTGACAACGCGCTTAGCATCGTCTGCGGCGTTCGGAGCAAAGGAATCAATCAGCACCCCAGCATCACAGAGCAGAGCGGCAAGCTGAACCTTTTCGGTGTTGGCATAGGTCTTGCCCGTTCTGACCTCGATGTCTTCAATGGTGGCATACGCCATAAAGCTTGCCCCCTTACTTTTTGCTTCTGGTGCTTTTCCGAGTCTGCTTCTTTTCCGGTTCGGCAGGAGCATCAATTACAAGATGCCCCTGCTCTTTGAACCGCTCAACCAAATCAGCAGGAACATCCATAACGGTCCCTGTAATCCAGTTGAGCATTTTCACGCGCTCTGCCATTACGCAGTCAGAACGCTGAAGCAAGCCGTGTCGGCGCGGAAACCAACCTCGATTTCAGCGCGGACAGCAAACATGTTATGCTCCCAAAGGTTGATGTTTTCGCCACCGATGGTGAGGGAAGTCTGGTCGGCGAAACGGATCTGAACACCTTCGACCGTGCCATACATCGCCTGAGACCAGTCGCCAGCAATACCGACATGGTTCGGAGAACCGGACACGAACGCGCCCTTGGAAACCACAGTGCGAGAACCGAGAACCATCGGCGCAGCGCCTTCAGCAACAGAGTTGATGAACAGGGGGCGCTTGTCGTTATCGGTAGCGGCAAGCAGGATGCCCTTGCCCTGCGGAGCAAGAACGATGCCGTTCATGATGCCGCCAGCGGTCGCAATCGCGGTGTCGGCGGCAACCAGACCAGCGTAAGCATCGGGAGAAAGACTCTGGGCGGTAGCGCCGCCAAGCGTGTCGAAGTTAGAGCCGGGAGCGCCAGACGCAGCGCCGAAGACGGTGGCATCAAACTTCGCGGCAAGAGCCAGAGGAAGACGAGCGACAATTGCATCATACAGAGAAGCGGCGTCACGCCGGAATTCATCGGAAAACGGCACAATGACGGCAAGCTTGTAGGCCTGCATGATTTTGGTTGCGAGAGTCGGATTGCTGACAGGTTTCGCGCCAGTTTCCTCGACCCAACCAGCTTCGGGGTCACCCGTGATGACGGGGATGGTCACGCCGCGACCAGGCAGGGGAATCTGACGAGCGAGCTGCATGACGGCGCTCTGCTCCTGCGTTTTCTGCATAATTTCCTGTGCGACCTCAGTCGGCAGATTGATGTTGGTTCTGTTGGTGGAAATACCAGCCATTAGTAACACCCTTTCTTAGTTAAAGATTTTCTTTCGCCCACGCCGCGAATTTATCTCGCGTTGCAGGAGATTTTGGTTCGCCAAGCACCTCACCGCCGTCCGGCAGATTCGGGTACTTCGGCTTTGCAAACTCAAGAATGGAATTTGCTTGCGCGGTGCAATCCTCTTCAGTTTCTCCGGTGAGCAAGCTTGCTGGCACTTTGGTTTCTTTTGCAACCTTCTCACGCATCAAGCGCAGAGATTCAGCCGCTTTCATGCCGTCCAGTTCGGTTTTCAAACTGGCGGCAAGCTGTTTGATTTGAGCAAGTTCGCCGCCGTCACCGGACGCAGTCTTGAGCGCTTCAAGAGCGGTGTTCGCTTCGGCAAGCTGGGTCTTCAGCGCTTCGCTGTCTCCCTTTGCTTTGTTGATGTCGTTCCCGTTGATGCTCATAATCTTGTCAATCTGCTCTTGAGTCGCATCCGGAAACAGTGATGTGATGTCATCGCGTTTCATAGCAATTCCTTTCTCCACTACGCTTTAACGATGTCGCATATCGTGTGGGCGCGTTTATTACGCTTCGCCAAGCAAAGTTTGTATGAAAAAAGCACCCTTTCGGATGCGTTAATCAACATTGATTTCTTCAGCGGCAGACGATTCACGTTCTTTCTGCTTTGCATAAGCCGACCGCTTTTGCTCATTTATCTTCTCGCGGTTCTGTGCGTAAGCATCGCGCCGCATGGCGTTAATCCGCTCGTTCGGCGTTGAGCCGTCTGCACTTTCATACATACGAAGATAGCGGTTAGGAGCATAGCCTTCGACAATCGTGCTATTATTAAACCGAATCGCATATGTGCAGTCACAGTTAGCATGAATGTGTTCAGCATGACCGTTTTTGATTGCCGCCCTGCTTGCCTTCTGCCATCCGCGAGAAGCAAGCGTAATGCAAAACGTGCAAGTATCACCGACCGGAATCCACGCCCATTCAGCGCCGTCACGGAGCGCGTTCTTCATTGTCGTGTCAACCCCTGCCATCTTGACCATTCTTCCAACAGAAGCGGAAACAATCTCAGCGTTTCCAGTTTTCAACGTTCCTTGGATAGCCTTTGCAACCTCATTATAGGTCGCGGTTTCTGCCGGTTCCGCTGACGGCAATGCAACACCAGACGCGATGGCGGCGGCATCGTACATCTCGCAAGCAAGCGCGGATGCCGCTTCGCCGTATCTGGTGGACAAGTTGTAAGCCGCGTGAATGAATTCGTCAAGCTGTTCCTGCGTCTTCGGCATACCGTATTCTTGGATGTAGTAAAGCATCGATTCGGTTGCCTTATCATTCACACGCCGAAGAGCCGCAATATACCGCGACCACGTTTTCTTTGAGATTGTCATGTCAATCCCCTTACGCCATCAGAAGTTCACGCGCTTGTTCTTTCGAAATGCCGATGGAAGTCGATAAGATGTTTACGGCTTGGTTTTCCGAAAGCTGTCCTGCCGTATATTGAGCAACAATGGTCAACAAGCTTTGTGCCTGCGCTTCGTTCAACGTCTTGTTCACGACATCTTCCGCCTTGTCCAGAGCATCTCCGGCGGCCTCGACGGCGGCGGTCTGATTTGCTCCGCCCTGATCTTGGCTTGTTTCGCCCATCTCCATGAATACGTTCAAGCCGCGAATGCGTGACTCCTGCGCTCTGATGCGGCGAATATCCGCTTTATCAAATCCAATCATCTCCAAGAAGGTATCAGTCTGGGCAAAGCCTTCTCTCGCAGACGCAATCTTAATAGCGGCATCAGCGGTCACAGCAACAGACGGCATGGCGGGGTTGCGGAAGTGGGCAACAATTGCCTTGTCCTCATCCGTCAACTCGTCAAGCGTTTTGTCCTGTTCAATCGCAAGCGCCATAAGAGCAAGCGTTTTCAAAGTCGCGCCGTTTGCGGTGTTCAACTGCTCTGCCATCCCGACAAGCGTTCGGCTCTGCGCGAGAATCGCGTCAGACGAAGTCGGGTTGGCATCGTTCACAACGCCTGTATCAGTAACGGTCAAACCAGTGGCCGCAGAAAACTGCGTGGCAAGAACACGAATCATCTCGACATGAGAGGAAATATTTCCTTGTGGCAGCTGCCCGAAGGACGGTTTTTCTCCGGTTTCCGGATTGACAGTAGACGCGATGATTGAACCAACATACTGTTTAAATTTCTGGTTTATCAGCGCGTCATACTGGTCATCGGTTACGCCCAGCAAGTACTTCTGTGGAGAAGTTGCAAATTCAAGACCAATGGTCGCGTTGGCAATCGTTCGAACATAGCCTTGAATCAAGCGCCGGACAGGCTCTTTGATTCGGGACCTGCCAAAAGGCTTGGAAGAAGTGGCGTTGTAAATGAGTGGCTCAATCAGCGGTCTGCCCATTTTATGCTGATAGCGTTCGGCGCTCCAAACCGTGTCGTTACTCCGCAGGACGATCACAAAATCATCTGTATAGAAATTGATAAGGCGCGGAGTCCAGGCGCAGTTTGATTCGTTTGTCGGCGCGGCATCGATAATGGCAAACCCTGCTTCAATTCTTCCTTTTTCTCCGTTCCAGAGTCCGGCTGCGGTCATGGGCGAATGGAAACGGATTCGACAGCCGATGTCATCATCAGCGGCGAAGGTGGCAAACGTGCAACCGAATTTCAGTTCGTCACGGGTTGCCTTTTCGTATTCGGTGATGAGATTGTTGTCTTCCACGATCTTGTCAACCGCTTCGACATCCTCTCCGTTTACGCCGACAAACCCGTCAAACATTGACAGAGCCGCAAGCACATCAACGCACTTCGCGCCCCAAGCACAACCGATTTCAAGACCGCGCATCTGCTCCGGCAAAGCAATGCCAAGGTTCACTTCTCCAAGGCTAACCTTGCCTTCATAATATTTATTTTTCTCATAGTTTTGACTGATATGCGCTTCATAAGCCACAACAAGCTTCTGAAGCACAATGCGTTCATAGTCCGTGAGTCCGACCACGGACATCGGATTCAGATTCAAAACCATTGTTGCATCACCCTATTCTCATGCGTTTTGACGGGTCGCGCTTACTGTTCCTGCAACCCCAAAGCGCCAATGCAGCTGCTTCAATCGGAGCGGAATCTTCGCCACCGAATCCCCAACCGCCACCAATGGCGCGTTTTGTAGATGTCAGCGCAGATTCTGCAAGCGCAGTCTGCTTTTCGTACCACGTTACATTTTGCTCATTAACTTCAGTTACCAACAAAGAAGCCGCCGAAACAACATCACGCGCAGACGGTCTGATAACACTGTTCTTAAACCGCCATGTATCACTGATGCGCTCAATCAGCACATCCACGCCGTTCCTTCCATCGATAACAACACAGCAAGCCTTATCCGCTCTCTGGACGAGCCAATCCGCCAACCATCGAATGCCTTGACCAGTGCCGCGCCTTTCAATCATCGATATTCTTGACTTGCCATCCGCCGCGATAACAGCGCCGCAAAGCACGACCTCAGATGCATCAGCACTAAACTTCACGCCGTAAGCAGCTTTACCTTCTGGCTTGAAGTCTGCGCTTGCACACGCGTTCCACGCATCTTTTTGAATAGCATAATCAAGCTTCTTTTCGACAATCGGTGTCCACCACCCAAGGCGCTCACGGGCAAATGTATCTTCCGGCATCTGTTCGCATTCTCCTTCAATGGTTGATTCCAAGATGCGTCTGCCCAATGCAGGATTCGATGCCGCCCACCTGGAACGGTCTTTTACATCTCCGATTTCCTTAACGGAAAATTCGACCCAAGCGGTCGTTTTGGTTTCTCCAGAAAGCGCCTTGTCACGAACACCGCGAAACACATTTCCGGCGCTCTGTGGGTCTGGCGGTGTGCCAATCAAGATTGTCTGCGGATTCAGGCTAGCCGAAATAGCCGGTAGAAAACTGGCTTGCTGATCATCGTCGAGTTCTTGCGCTTCGTCAAAAATCAGCAGGTCACCATGTTGACCGCGACCGCCTGATCGCGTCCGAGCCAGAAATTTCACTTTCGCGCCCGTCTTGAGAATGATCTGTTCGCGCCCCAGAGCCGTCTTGATGTCTTTGACATACTTCCTAAGTGTTGGCGTATCAAAGAACGACGCCATTTCTTCAAACGTTTCTGTGGCGGTCTTTTGTAGGTGCGCGGTGTATATGACAATCTCATTGTATAGAATCATCCCGGAGTTTGCGCGGCCTTGAACAAGACCGGTCTTTCCGTTCTGCCTTGAAACGGACAAGCCGCAAGTTCGCGCAATCCACTTGTGATTTGAGCCGACCGCCATCCAGTCGCGGAGCGTGTCGATTTGCCATGGGTCTAAGAGCAGACCGCCAGCACGAAGAATCGCGGCGGCATCGTCACCATCAGTTTGGCGGTAATTCGGAACGATTCTTTCTGACGGCGTTTGACTTCCCATTAGCTTGGCGGTTCTTGAGCAGTTCGCCAATTTCGTCATTAGGTTTTACATTCCCTTCCAGTGCTTCAATCTCCGCCAGCGTTTCCCTATACTGTTTGGCAATCGAAGCGACAGACTTCATGTCTGCATCTTGCAACAGGCCGCAGAGAAACGCTTCAAGCTTTTTCAATTTGTTTAGCCTGTCCATTTCAAAAAACTCCCCGTGTGTATTTCGGCGCTGGGCGGCGTGTTCGTGCCTTCCGCCCCTCGGGGGGATGCTCCCCCACTACCACTCGCCGTCCGGCGGAACGTATTGTCTTCCAAAATGCTTTGTTGATTTTCGCCGCAGTTCATCAATTGTTTTATTGCCTTTTCTTGCGTTGCAGATGCGATGGGCAGCGCGCAAGTTGTTGAAGTCTTCCGCCACAGCGCGTGGGGATGGGTATCCAAATTCGCGCCATCTGCTGACAGGAATCGTTTCGTCAATGACCCAAGACCAAGGGTCGCTTACTTCGTTCCGGTTGTAGTCAATGGGTCTGCCGCAAAGGTAGCAAACATCCCCACGGGCTTTGATACGGGAACGGTTCTTTCTGCGTAGGTTGCCATTTGACTGGCGTGGGTTATTCATGACCCCCTCCGGTTTTTTCCATCGACCCTATCCGAATCGCGGCCGAGCCGAATGTATCAGTCACGACCGCGACCCGGAGGGAGGGAAGAAAGGAGATATCTCAAAGCCGGGAAAAAGAGTTAAAAACCGACTTTGATACAATGTAATCGTGTCCGGGTTTGCCGCAGATATCACACGGCTCTTTGTACTTTGACCGGACGATTGAAAGCTGATAACCGGCGCGTTCATAATTCATGCGGCATCGACCACACAGTGCCCGAACGTCCGGTTCTTTCTTCAGATGCATCAGCATCACCGCACGAAAAAGAGCGCCCCGGAATCGGAACGCCCTTGATTGATAGTTTTTGATACTAGCAGTTTATCACAGTTTGACCCCCTGCGAGTACACGTTTAGTACACTTTTCAGCCGATGTTGATTAATCCAAGTTCAAGCGCAACAGCGGTCAGAACCTTGTTGATGTGGTTGAATGCGGCAGTGTGCGACAGTCCAACGATAACAGCCGCGCCGTCAACAGTGTGTGTTCCTCGGAAGTACACCAAATCGACGAGCTGTAAGTCTGTCATGTCCAGCCGATCAATGACATACTGAATTGCCTTGACGGTCTGCTCCAAGTTTCGAACGTACGCAGATGACGAAATCTGAATTGTGATGTCTTCGGTCGTTCGGTGTGCTTCGGTGCTGTGACCCTCAGAGCCGCCATAATTCGGAGTCGGACTCGGAATCAGGTCGCGCTTGATTGCTTCTAACTGCGCTCGGTTGGTCTGGTAGTGTTCAAGCTGCCATGCCACAAAATCACGGACTCTCGGTTGCAGAATGCTTTTCATAGCGTCTGCGCTCCACCTCCATTCGGTCGCGGTATATCTGTCTTTGAATCCGAGCCGCACAGCGTGGGCAGAACCAGAACGATGTGATCACTCGGCTTGCGTTTGGTTGTTCGACTCGGCGGCATAGGACACAGCGGCGTGATGGGTTCATGTTGTTCCCTCCAATGCTCGGCGCGTCCCGTCCCAAATCTCCACCATCCGATTCGCCGCACTGACGATTCGTTCCGGCGCGGCTTTGGCTTTCATCAGCTTCATAAAGTCCGCTCTCGCTCCTTCGGTTGCAATCGTCACCGCTTGATACCGTCGAGCCGATTCCAGATGCATCCGAGCCGAGCGTGTCCATAAGTCGTGTTGATAGAGCAGATGATTCTTTTCACGCACTGCCTGTTCCCGTTCGATTCTGCCGTCACGGTAGTCATTGTAGACATGACGGACAGCCAAGAATAAAAGCTGGTCGTGAAGCGGAATGTCCTTCGGCAGTTCGTCGTTTTGGTTTGCGGCAGAGCAGATTTCGTCAACCGTCATAGTTGCTCCTCCTCTCAATCTCGCAGATCCGTCCGGTCGGTGCATCCCAATTGAACACAACCGTTCCGCACGATCCGTGTCTATTCTTCGCAAGGATCAATTCAATATCTTCCTGTTCTGGTTTTTCTTCTTCGGCGTAGGATTGCCGATAGAGCAGAATAACGCCGTCTGCGTCCTGTTCAATCGCGCCGGAATCACGCAAGTCTGTCAAAGTGGGGCGCTTTTTGGTGCTTGCTGATTCTCGGTTCAATTGAGCCAGAGCAACAACCGGAATGTGTGACCGCTTCGCCAGAGCCTTCAAATCGCGTGAAATGTTGGTGATTTGTTCATAGCGCGGTTTCTGCGCGTCCTCTGGAGCCGGACTCAGAATGCCAAGATAGTCCACAAAGATGATGTCGTAGTTCGGGCGCGTCGCCACAAATGCGGAGAGGTCTGCAACCGTTGATATTCCCTCGTCGATAACATCCACCGTCCGGGACTCCACCTTCTGCAAAGCAATCGGCAACACATCCAAATCGGCATCTGTTAGCCGACCCGTCATCAGAGCCGTGTAATTGACCCCAGATTGCACCGCAATTCGCTTGGCAGTAACTTGTACCTTGTCCATTTCCAAGCTGACAAAAAGCACTCTGCGGCGCGTACCGATGTATTCCGCAAGGTTGACAGCAAGCGTGGTCTTGCCCATGCCGGGACGCGCACCCACAACATACAAGCCGCTCTTGAAGAAGCCGCCGCCCAATTGCACATCCAGAGCTCGAAACCCCGACCGCACGACGGCGTGTTCCGGGTCTGCGCGGACGGCATCAAGCCAAGTGCGGAAAGATTCAATTGCTGACGCACTGTCTGCAACAGGGGATTTTGCCGTTGAATGCAAAACATCCAGTGCGGCAATCATGCTTCGCTCTACGGTCTTGAAGTCGCCTGTCAATCGCGCTTCGTCGGCAGCATCCTCGATGACATTCACGATGCTGTCACGAATCCGCGCCTGTCGAATCAATCTTGCGTATTCCATCACGCTGGCCGCCGTGGGCGTGACTTCCATCAATTCCATGAAATAGCGGTCAAGGTTCGGCGTGTCTCTCCCGGCTTCAATCATCTTCCCGTGAATCAACACGGGGTCAATCGGTTCATTACGCACCGCCATCTCGCAGACGGTCACCCAAATCGACCGATTCAAATCAGACTGGAAATCAAGCGGATGAAGAACCGGAATCAAATCAAGAACGCAATCCGAGTCAATAAGGATTGAACCAATGACGGCGTTTTCTGCATATTGATTTGCCATCGGCGGTCATCTCCTTAGTCTGGCGGCACCCACATTTCTTCAAAGCTCTTTCTTTTTGTCGCTGGGCGCGACGGCGACCCGTTAGGGTCAGTCGTCGGCGCGTCCGGCGCTTTCTTATTACTGTTTCTTTTAGTATCTGAATCTGAATATGCTACTGCATCAGATTCAGATACAGAAACAGAATCAGATATAGATACATTAAGGTTTTGCGGGTTTTGCGGTTTTGCGGTGTTCTTCCATTTCATTCGGGCGCGGTAAAGGGTATCGTCCGAAACATCCATAATTTCTGCGACCTTTGCCCATGATTTGTGTTCTGCAAAGAGCCGCTCCGCTTCGGTTCTGTCGACCCACTTGTGCGGTCTGCCTCCCTTCTTCCCTTCCTCAACGGCTTTGTCGTATCTTGCCGACGCTGAGTCAATCGAGATTTGGAAGTGCTTGAAGGCAATCTCCAGAGCCGGAGTCGGTAATGGATCGCGTTCACCCGTGAATGCGTACTCGCAGACCGCTTCAATCAGCATTCGCCAATCTTCGGCGCTCGGCAGCATTTGGAGGATGTCGTAGAAGGACTCATAGAACACAAAAGCGTTTTTCATTCATCTACCATCCTTCCTAGTATCTCCCGGCCTTCGCGGTACAGTACATCGCGGATCAGATACCCCGTCACCATCCTGTCACAGAAAAGGATCTGGCAATCATACCGCGCCAACCATGCGAGAATTGAGCCGATAAAGGAACGCTCCGACATTTTGCTGTTGTATGCATGGCGGTACAACTTGAGCCATTCGCCGCCCTCGACAAGCAGATACATCTTCACCCCGGAATCTTTGGCGCGATCAAATTCACGCTTGAACCGCGCTCTGCCGCGACAGAAGTTCCCGGCCAGCTCGTCAAGGCTCATTTTCCGTTCGATGGCGACCGGGATTGTCAGCCATTCACCGTTGACCATGAATTTTGCTGAATAGTCTCCTGCGTCCAGCTTCGCCCGTTCGCATGGCGACCCGATCTGGCGTATTCGCTGCCGGAGAGCGCGGTTGTCCTGTTCGCGTGTATCAACCAAGACAACCATGCTCTCCAGAGCCGCCAGCATTTCCGGCGTGGTCATGCTCAGAACGGCAGTTCGCCGTCGTCGGTCGTGTAATCGAAGGTTGCCGCCGTCGCGGTCGTGGTCATAGTCTTGGTGTCCTTCTTCAGCGCCTTCGGCTTCGGCATACGGAATTTGCCCTCGCGGATTTCCTCTGGCGTGATCATGGAGCAGCACTCCGTCGTCCAGCCGTGGCGGTCGTCCTTCTCCCATTCCTTCTCACGGAACAGAACGCCGATCTGCTTGCCCTTGAGCGTAACCTCGTTCCAGTCGAAGTGATAGCCGGGGTTGGACTCCTCGACAACCGCAATGAATTCGTTGAAGCTGCGCTTGCTCCATCCGTCGCGCTCGGAGCCGTCGTCGGTGGGCAGGAACAGGCGGTACACGCCGCGCCACTTCTTGTCCTCGTTGGTGTTGGCGTTGTAGTCGGCCTTGAAGAATCCGGCGTGTTCACCTTCGGTGATGTCGAACGACAGAACGAGCATATCCTTGCCGCTCTGCGTCTGCTTGACCTCTGCATTGAGGATTCGGGCGACATAGCCGCCAGCTGGGAGCGGTTCGCGTCCGCTCGTGCGCTCTGCCTTAAAACCGTTGTACTGTTTAATCATTGAAGTTTTCCTCCTAAAATATTGATAATTTGTAGAGATTATTGGAAGTATACTTTTAATCTCTGACAGCTTTCCATTCAAAGCCGTTTTCCCAATGTCCGCTTACTGCGACAGGGACATATTGTGAACGGCATCCGACAGTTCTGTGCCGGACATTGTTCACGGCTTGCTTTTCTGATACCGCATAAGTGGTTCCCATGAACGACCATTCTCCGCGAATGCAGTTTTCCGGTTCTTCAGCGTCAAGATAGTATCTTGCATACACGCTGAAGCGCTCCTTTTGCTTTTCCGCCATGCTTAAAACTCCTTCAGCGCGTCAAGAGCGGCTTGCATATCGTTCGGGATTTCGGGCGAGTCAAAAGCGCCCATCGGGGTCTTTGCGGTGCTGTTCCTTGCAACAGTCTCAAAAACATGAGAGCCGTCTTCCTTAGTCTTTGCCAGAAACACGGTGCTGAACAGGGATTCAAGCACAATCTTCTCAAGCTTGCGGCCGTTGGTTTTGATGCGCGTGAAAGTATATCCAAGGTCATCGCGGATGGTTTCGGAATGCATGACGATGATGACCGTCAGATCCGGCCGGAGCGTGGCGGCAGCTTCGCAAATGCCCCACACGTTCTGGGCAAGGTCAATCCATTTGGAATAGCCGTCTTTGCTCCCCATCTGCTTGACTTCTTGGTCAACCATCGCGGTGTTGAGCGTGTCAATCACGATGGTCTTGATGTCGGCGCGTTTCTCGCTGATTCCCATCAGAACGCCGCCGATCTGACCGAGGTCACGGGTCTGGAAGAAGTTCTTGCGCTCTGCGTTGTACTGTTCGCGCCATCCGCGCCATGACAGACCCTTCCGGTCGCAGTCGATGAAATAGGTGGATGACGGGTCGAGCGTCCGCATGGCAGTTGTTTTTCCGCTGCCGGACTCACCCATCAAGCAAATCATTTTGGACATTGCTATATCTCCTTTTCTTTGGTGTGCGTTATTTCTTGAAATTCAGTGGGCATTCATAGCCGATTGTGAATCTGGGGTCGATGATGTATTCACCCGTTCGGCGGCACTGGTTTCTGGAATAGGTTTCTAACAGTGGGCAATACTGGCAAGCAACATGGTCGGGTTCAAAGAAGATGCTGATTGTTGCTTCTTGGTACTTCAAAACAGCGGATTTGTCGCTCATTCGGCATCCTCCTTGTTCGACGGGACGATGACGGGCGCGTTTTCAATTACAGCTTTGATTCCATCATTCCACCCTTTTTCGTAATCGTTGAGATGATAATTACCGAGGGCAAACATTGCGTTTACTGCATTGCGGATGTCAATCAAATCCCCATGCTCCGGCAGTTCGACGGCTTCGTACTCCGAGAATGTCACGCCATGGTCAACGAAAAGCTGACCGTTCGGGTTAAGGACGAGTCGAAGCGGCTCGTTTTCCGGCATCTTCATCCTATAAATCAGAATGTCAGGCATCGCGCACCTCCTCCGGTGGCTCGGGCATATACGGAACGCACTTCCACGTTACGCCTTTAATGGCGTTCTGTATGGTTTTCTTTGACACGCCGTACTTGTCTGCGAGTTTTTGAAACGACGTACCTTTGTATGCTCGTTCCCATCTGGCATCTTTTACAATCTTTTTTGTGAGTTTCGATTGTGGCTGTTCTTCTCCAACCTTTATCACATTTCGGCCTTTTGCCTCTCTGTCAGCCACGTTATCCGCTCTTGTTCCAAGAAACAAATGGTCTGGATTGACACAAGCCGGATTATCGCATACATGGCACACTTCCAAACCCTCTGGAATTAATCCCTTCCAAAGGATGTACGCAAGACGGTGTGTGGTTATTGTCGCTCTTGTTCCGTCTGTGCGGCTACCGACAATCATTCTGCCATATCCGTGCCGTTTACATCCCTGCCATTCCCAACATCCAGAAACAGGACTTTTCACGACATTTTGCATCAATCGCTCTTTAATTGGCATCGTCGGCTCGCCGCGTTTTCTTGCTTTGTAGTCCGGCTTCATTTCAAACCCTCCGTGCTTGGGAGCGGCATCCAGTGAGTAACAAACCCTTCTGAATACGCCCACACATTTATTTTGCCGTCTTTAGAAGCGACCGTACACAGCCAATTCTCAGATACAAAGTTGCCGTTATAGGTTATCACTTTCTCCACAACATCCGGCAGCGCGTCCTCCACGCTGATCCAGTGCGGCACAACGGCAAGCAGCTCCTCAATCGCGTCGGCGGCATTCTTTTTGCAGTCGAGATCGGGGCAATTATCGTACATCGGGCAATCAGCGCATAGACCTCCTTCTGCACAATGCCGGAACGCTTTTTCAAGCAAAGCATAATCACGCATCCTCGCTCACCTCCATCTTCGCGCCGCACTGAGCGCAGTACGGTGTTTTCACAGTGCTGACTCGTCTGCAATTGGAGCAAGCCAAAACGGTCGGTCTGTCACCCATAACTCCGTCGAGAACATAGGTTTTCCATCTACCGTTCTGCTTCTTTTCGGTTGCAGACGGTTTGCCCCATCGAAATCCCATGTCAATTACTTCAACGGTCGTGAACCGCTCTTTGCAGTCTGGGCATTCGTACCTCCGCATTCTCCCGTAGTCTTTCTGGCGCGTGTTAATGACAGCACAATCAGCGTTGCAGTTAGGACAAAGCATCCTGCACACCTCCCATTCTCGCGCCGCAGTTGGGGCAGTAGTTTGGCTCCCCAATCTCGCTACAGCCGCATTTAGCGCATTTGTACACAATCCCATATATTTCGTCAGTGCAGTCAAGCTGAATCCACTTCCCCACGCCACGCACCTCGTCGGGGGAGATGGTTGGCATTCTTTCGATGCAATCCTCAAACAGCTTGTACCGAATCCAACAACCGCTATCCCATCTCTGCATATCCGTGTCGGTTTCAAACGCTTCGTGGTACATTCTTTGTCTGAGCGCATCAGCGTCAATGTATCTCGGCATCGTCATCCACCTCCTCAAACAAATCCATCTGCCCCGGCAGGATGTCATACTCCATCCACCAGTTGAACACGCTTTGCGCGGAAGAAAAAATTTCCCCCCTGTACTTTCCGCGTTTATCTCGTTCTACCATCATTCTGTCAAATGCCTTGAGATACGCCATCTTGTATTTTGGCCATCGTTTGAAGTCTCGTTCTCTTCCGTGTCGCTGTGCCATAGGACAGCCGACGCAACCAAGTCTGTGGAATCCCTCATTGTACAACTCACAATACGGGATGTTTTCTTCTTTGATGAAATTCCACACGTCCGAGTCCAACCATTCTATGATGGGGTTTACATTTGTCTTGTGTCTCCTATAGCATTGTTCGACCATTCTGCGGCTATCATCATTATCGTTGACAAGTACCAAGCCGCCCTGCCGTGACTCTTTGAAGTTCTGGCGGTCTTCAATCTCTTTTGCAACTTTTTTTCCATATACGGTGACAAGCCCTTGGTTCTTCAGCCTGTTGACGCTCTCTGCCCATCTGACTCCAGTAACGGTTTTCCTGCCATCGCCGCCATCCTCCTTGAGCATCTTGCAGCAGTATCTAACAACGCGTGTAGGCGGCATCAGGTTTTTGGGAATCAGATTCCACATCGTAATTGGAGAGCCGTCAGAATAACGTGGAACATCTCTCGCAACATCCGGGTGCTTCTCTTTAATGAATCGCACAAGCTCTGGAGGGTCTACGCTCGTAACGCGATAATGTGCATCATATCGAACCCCTGCCATGTCCAGAAGTGCCTTGCATACCACGCTGTCCTTGCCACCGGAGAAGGCTAAATAATAGCCCTCTTCCGGCTCGAACGCTCTTATGCGCTCAACTGCGATCTTGACTTTTTCTGTAAGTTCGTTCACTTGAGCCTCCCGCACTTCACGCACACTCCGTCGCGCCACACATGGTCGTTATGAGGGCAGAGCAGAGAGGACAGGCGGTCTTGGAGAGCGTTGCGGTCTTGTTTTACAATGTCGCTGTATGCCGACATCGTTCTGTACATTCCGGTCACACCTTCATAAGCGCTTGCCGCGCAATCGAGTTGCTTCTCTAAATCGACCGCCCTGCTGATCTCATCCCAACGGCGGTCGCGCTCTTCCTCGGTCGCTTTCTTCTGCTCGTCGAGCTTCGCCCATAGGACGAAGACGGCAGCGAGCGAGCCGATGCAGAGCAGAGCCAGAACCGCGATCATGATTTCAGTCTTCATCGTCGTAATCATCCTCCTGTTCATATTCGTCAAAATCGTCTTCAGGTGGATTGTTCCACCAACCGCTCCGGCAATATCCGGTTCGCATGGTTTCTTCGATCCAAGGCGCGTCAGGTATGTCCATATCGCACCTCCCACGGCACAAACAAATCGCCATATATCTGCTTCAGAGCCATGTCCATCTTGGTTTTGGAGTATTCGACATCGCTTGTATCAGTGTTCCAGATGTCGGCGTATTCTCCGTACATCTCGACCATAGCCGCATTGAACCGCATCAGCCGTTCCGCACCGAATCCAAAGTCGCGGTTCAGAATCAGCGCGGCTTGATCCATGACGAGCTGGC